AAAAAGGTCAAGAAAGTTCATTGGAAATCACCTCTACTATATTGTAAGGTGAGCTTCGCTTCACTTAAATCTACATGTAGCTCATATCGGATGAGCTACAAATCACATTCGAGGAACTGGAGATTATTTTATGAGAACACGGATGAACAGGAGATGCTGCTAAAGCCACTGGCCTCAAAGTAAAAAAGTATAAGCACCGAAAAGCCGTTCTCTTGAAAAAGCGCACGGCGATCCCGCAGACGAGCTGCACTCACAGAAGTGAGTTGCAGCTCTCTTTTTACACGGTATGGTTCATCCGTGATTTAGCCCCTCCGGGGGCAGCAATATTCCCTTGTGCTTTCGTGCGCAATCAAGGCGCTCGTGCGGGCAATGATGTCCGTGCGAGCGCCTTTTTTCTTTTTTCTGTCGGCTGTCGTTCTCCGCCGGTGTTGGCTTGGCTCGCCAACCACCCAACACTGAAACGGAGGATCAATATGTTCAACAGAAAAAGCATCTATGCACTGAATAAGAAAGACCCCGATGCCATCGTTTATATGGACGCCAATGAAGTCATCGTCCGCCTGACCCGCGAGGACTTTGCCAGCGAGAAAGAATTTCTGAAATGGAAAGCCCTGTCGGACGAGGACTATCACGCCTCCGAAAAGGAAGCTCACGTCTATGCCAATCACACGCTTGCGTTGGATGAGCTATCCGAGGAAGCGGCCTCCATTCCTGCCGTGGATGTCTGCATGGAGCAGGCGCATGACCGGGCAGAGGCAATCCACCGCAGCGTCAGAAAGGTCACGCAGATTCGGAAGCACCTGACGGATACGCAGTTCCGCAGGGTGTGGATGTATTTCGTGGATGGGATGACGGTTGATGAGATTGGCGCAGCCGAGGGTGTCAGCCATCAGAATATTTCCAAGAGCATCGGCGCGGCGATGAAAAAAATGAAAAAACTTTTCCCTGATTGCTGAAAACAGGGTGCAAAAGTGGCCCAAAATCGGCGATAGGTGAAGGGACATTCTCCACGAAGCCTTTCACCGAACGTTGAAAACTGAATAGACCATGATGCAGGCACAAAACCCGCGTGATAGCGGCATAAGGTGCGCCGCCACGACGTCGTCGAAGCAAGCTCCGTATCCCTCGCTTCCGGCTAAAGCCGAAAGCTCACTCACTACGCTGCTTCTCCTCTCCAATCACAACCCACTTCGTTGGGCTTGTGATTGGTATTGGAAACGACTGAGCGATCTACGCAGCCTTAGACCCGATTCGGCAAATCGGGCGCGATGACAGCGCGGCGGATAATGAAACTTGCTCACGCCCTCCCACAGACTTGAGGGGGAACCCTGCGGTATGCGCCAGCTCTTTGAGGCAGCGGTATCGTGGAGTTATGACAGCCCTGCCAAGGGCGGCCTGCATCATGCCCACTATCCGGGGCGCGTGGCAAATAGGATGGATCTTCTCAAATGGACAAGCAGAGCGGCTGCGCCGGTATTCGCCATTATGTTATGTGGCTCCAATTCTGCCCGCGCAGCCGCCTCTCAAAGTCAGATACCATGCGCTGATGGCCTTTCCCGTCAGCGCATTCATGTGACCTTGAGGAAACCCACCAAACCGAGAAAGGAGATCGCCATGATGCAGCCGACACCAAACGAAACCCAAATCCACACGGATGAACTGGTGGACATCCGGGAAGTATCCGTAGACAAAAATCTTCCCAAGGAAGAACGCATTGCCGCCTTTATTCGCCAGATCAAAAATCCTTACCGCTTCCGCTGCGGCGATTTCGTGGTAAACGCCTGCTTCGCCGGGAACGGTGTTACGTTGGAGGAATGTCTGCAAGGCATTTTGCGCTGAGCGACATCCTCGCTTTTTTCCGCAGAGAGTGCTATGATCGGTGTGGAAAAGGATGAAAACCTAATAGCCAGATAACCACTCTTTTCATGCGGGAGCAGTCCGGGAGAAAGGAGTGCTTTTTCATGCCTAAATACAAAGCTACCGCTTACATCCGCCTGTCCTATACCGACGATCATTCCAGCGAAAGCGACAGCGTTTCCAATCAGCGCAAGCTCATTGAAAACTTTGTAGAGCGCAACCCGGATATTGAGGTCGTTTCCGAAAAGATCGACGATGGATACAGCGGCATCATCTTTGACCGTCCCGCATTCAAGGAAATGATGCAGGATGTCACCGACGGCAACATCAACTGCGTCATTGTAAAAGACCTCTCCCGACTGGGGCGCGAGTACATTGAAACCGGCCGGTATCTGCGCCGGGTATTCCCGGCCTATGGGGTGCGCTTCATTGCCATCACCGACAGCATCGACACCGCCCACGACAGCGGCGATGATCTGACCGTATCGGTCAAGAACATTATGAACGAAGCCTATTGCCGGGACATTTCCATCAAGACCCGCACCTCACTGGACGTGAAGCGGCGCAACGGCGATTTCGTCGGCGCGTTCCCGGTGTATGGCTACATGAAAGCCGAGGATAATAAAAACCTACTCGTCCCTGACCCCTACGCCGCCCGCGTTGTCTGCGACATCTTCCGTATGCGGCTGGAGGGCGCAAGTGCCTCCAAGATCGCATCAGAGCTGAACCGGCTGGGTATCCTCTCCCCGCTGGCTTACAAGAAGAACAACGGCCTGCCCTACGCGAAAAAGGGCTATGCGGACAAGGCTGACTGCAAGTGGTCGGCCACCACCATCATCCGCATCTTGCAGGACGAAACCTACACCGGAACGCTGGTGCAGGGCAAACAGGGTACGCCGCATTACAAGATCAAGCAGATGGAGCAGCGCCCCGCCTCCGAGTGGGTGCGTGTCCCGGATGCCCACGAAGCGCTGATCGCCCGTCAGGATTTTGAGCTGGTGCAGCGCATCAAGGGGCTGGATACCCGGACTTCTCCCAACGAGGACACAGTGTATCTGTTCTCCGGTATCCTGATCTGCGGGTGCTGCGGAAGCCGCATGACCCGCAAGACCAACCGTGCAAACGGCAAGGAGTACAACTACTATTATTGTCCCACCGGCAAGAAAAAGGGCTGCACCCATCCGGTCATGCTGAAAGAAAGCAGCCTGATCGACTGTGTGCGGGACAGCCTGAAAGCCTATATCGGCAATATTGCTTCTCTGGAGGCGCTGCTGACCGGCATTGACCAGACCAGCATCAATCAGGCGCTTGCCAAGGAATACAGCGACCACATTACCGACAACGAGCGCCGGTTGGAGCAGGTGCTGGAGTTCAAGGCACGGCTTTATGAAAGCCTTGTGGGGGGTATGCTTACCAAGGAAGAATACGCCTCCTACAAGGCCAAGTACACCAAGCAGGCTTCGGACATCCGCGAGAGTGTCCGCATTCTCAAGGAAAAACTCACGGCGGTGCTGGAAAACCGAAGCGAGCGCAACCGCTGGATTTCGCAGTTTACGCAGTTCTCCACGCTGGAAACCTTAGACCGCAGGGCGCTCATTCACATGGTACAGAGCATCCGCGTCCGTGGGAAAAAGGAGCTGGATATTACCTTTACCCATGAGGACGAATACCAAAAGGCGTTGCAGCTTCTCACGCTGGCGGCGCAGCAGAAAGATTACGAACAGAGAAAGGTGGGCTGAGCATGGCAAGAAAAAGCAGAAAAGAAACGGCTGCGGTGGCCGTTCAGGAGGCCGACGCCGCTTGCCGCGCCGCGATCTACGTCCGCCTTTCGGTGGAGGATACCCACACGCACAGCGTATCCATTGAAACCCAGCAGATGATTATTGCCCGCTATCTGGAGCAGTACCCGGAGATCAGCGTATACGATACCTATATCGACAACGGCGCGACCGGGACAAACTTCCACCGTCCGGGCTTTCAGCAGATGCTCTCGGATATTGAGGCCGGTCACGTCAACTGCGTCATCGTGAAAGACCTCTCCCGTTTGGGGCGAAACACCATCGACACCGGCTACTACATCGAGCAGTATTTCCGCATCCGCAGCATCCGCTTCATTGCGGTCAATGAAAACTTCGACACCGCCGCCCCGGAGGATGCCCATTCCGGTATCATCATTCCGCTGCGGAACATGATAAACGAAGCCTACGCTTTGGACATCGGGCGAAAGATCAGAGCGCAGCAGCGGCAGGCCATGAAGGACGGCAAGTTCATCGGTGCGCGTACTCCCTACGGCTATTTGAAAGCGGAAGACGATTGCCACCAGCTTATCATCGACCCTGTTGCCGCCGTTGTGGTGCAGCGGATGTTCCGCTGGGCTTCCGAGGGCGCTGGCCTCAATACCATCGCCGTGCGGCTGAATGAAGCGGGCGTTCTCACTCCCAGCCACTATAAGAAGATGCAGGGCAAGATCACCCACGAAAATTTGCTCGGCAGCGGCAAGTGGCAAACCCGAACAGTCGGCGTTATTCTCCGCTCCGAGGTCTACACCGGAGATCTCGTTCAGGGGCAGACCAAAACCGTGGATCACCGGCAGGTCAAGGCCGATGCCGAGGAATGGACGGTGGTACGGGACACCCACGAGGCCATCATCAGCCGGGAACAGTTCGCGGCGGTGCAGGAAATTCTCAATCAGACCGCCAGCCGCGCCAAGGCACGGGAGGTCAAAGCCTACACGCCGAATTTGTTCAAAGGCAAGGTGTTTTGCGCCCATTGCGGCGGCAGCCTGCACCGGCAGCGGAATATCCGCAAGAAGTCCGACGATGTGTACTTCTACCATTGTCTGAGCCAGAGCCGAATCAGCAAGGATGCCTGCCCCGGCGTGACCATCCGCGAGGATGCGTTGCTGGATATGCTGGCAGATATGCTTCAGGATGCGCTTGATACGGTGCTGGGGCAATACACCCTCTCCCTTGCGGAGCTGCCCCGACAGGCCGATGACCGCACCGCGCTGCGGGAGAAAATCACCAGCCGCAAACAGGAAATCCAGCGGCTGCGCGGCATCGTGCGGAGCTTGTATGAAAACCTTGTTCAAGGCGTTCTCACCAAGGATGAATATTTCGACTACAAGGAAAAGCACGAAAGCCGCATTGCCGACCTCGCCGTGGAAATGGAACAGTTGGAGGACGGTCTGCGGACGATAGATACGCAGATTGAGCAGCACCGGGCGCTGGAGCAGGATGCCGCACAAATCAAGACCGACCGTGCGCTGACCGGCGCACTTATCGAGCGGCTGATTGACCGCATCGAGGTATCCCACGACAAGCAGATCACGGTGCGCTATCGCTTCCAGAGCGAGTTTGAAACCTATGCGGAGGTGCTGGAACAATGCAGAAATATGTGATCGCCCTCTACATCCGCCTCTCCATCGAGGATTACAAGTACGACAGTCTGAGCATTGAGAATCAGAGTCTTGTTCTCCACGAATATGCAGCCTCCATGCCCGAAGCCCTGAACACGGAGATCATGGAGTTCATCGACAACGGATACAGCGGCACGAATTTTGAGCGTCCGCAGGTACAGAAGCTCATTGAGCTGGTGCGGGCCAATCAAATCGACTGCATCATCGTCAAGGATTTTTCCCGCTTCGGGCGAAACAGCATTGAAACCGGCTATTTCATTGAGCGCGTGTTCCCACTGTTCCACACCCGCTTCATTTCCATCAGCGACGATTTTGACAGCAGCAAATTCAAGGGCGACACCGGCGGCATGGATGTGGCGTTCAAGTACCTCATCAGCGAGTATTACAGCCGCGATATGTCCATCAAGACCAAGAGCGCCAAGTACGCCAAGATGCAGCGCGGCGAGTATCAGAGCAAGATTTGTCCCTACGGCTATCGCAAAAGCGCCGATGGCAGAATGGAGCCTGACCCGGAGGCCGCTGCCGTTGTGCAGCTCATCTTCCAGCTTGCCGCCGTGGGCATTAACGCCACCGCCATCACGCGAGAGCTGTTCCGCAGAAACATCCCCACCCCCGGCCAGTACAAAGCGGCGCACGGCAATCATACCCACGATATTTCCCGCTGTCACGGGATTTGGAGTGCGTCCACCATTCTCCGCATTTTGGAGGACGAACGCTACACCGGCGTGTATGTGATCGGCAAGCGGGCGGTTCTCGAAGTAGGCGGCACCAGAAGCCGCCTAAAGGACAGAGAATCATGGTACATCATTCCCGACCATCACCCGGCCATCGTAGAGAAAGCCGTGTTTGATACCGTGCAGGCCAGCCAGCTCCGCTTTTCCCAGCCAAACAAGAAAAAGCGGGACTACCCGCTGAAAGGCAAAGCCTTCTGTGGTTGCTGCGGTCATGCGCTGTCCCACACCATGCAGAAAACCTCGTATTATTACTGCCGCCATTCCGAAGCAGACGAAGAAAGCCGCTGCCACAAGATGCGCCTGAACGCCGCAGAGCTGGAGCAGGCGGTATTCCTGACGCTGAAAAAGCAGATGGAAGCCGCCGCGCCACTTGCCCCTGACGGTACGCTCCAAGTGGATGCTTCCGTACCGGAACGCACCGAATATGAGCAGCAGATCGAGGCACTGCAAGACGGTAAGCGCGCCTTGTATGAACGCTATCTCATGGGCGAGATTGACCTGAACACCTACAAGGCGGAAAAGACCGCGTGTGACGAGCTGCTTTTGAAAACGAAAAACGCCTATGCCGCAGTATTGGCACAGGCGAAGCAGAAACAGGACGAACAGGCACGGCAGGACAGCCGCATGGAAGCGTCCAAGGCAATTTTCGATGCGGACACGCTGACCACCGAGCTGGCCGAGCTGCTGATCGACCGGGTGCTGGTGTACCCCGACAAGCGAATTGAGATCGCATATAAAATCCAAGACATTTTCGATTGAGGTGGCAGATATGAAAATCGCTCTCTATTGCAGAGTGGACGGACAGGGCTTCGGCTTTGTCCTCCCCGAAGAAGCTGACAAGCTCCGCGAGTTTTTCGCCGAGCATCAGGATAAGCCTGCGCTTGAAAATCCATCAAGCGCAAGCTAAAAATTTTTGTCGTGTGCTTGACATACGGGTGACGCAGATCATGAAATCTAACATGCTTGCACCCTGCGTGCTCCAGAATGAGCTGCAGTCTGCGGCGCACCACGCCAAGTGTGATGGGGCAGTCCTCCTTCACCGGGGACGGGAACATCCAGCGAGAGTCCACCGTCTTTTTGTATTCCCGCAGCACTGCCACCACCGCAGGCGGCAGAACGATCTTTCGGATGGAGTTCTTCGTCTTGGGTGCGCTGATTTGAAGTTGGCCCCGCACATCGTAGACCTGCTTGTTCACATTCAACACACCGGTTTTGAAGTTCAGGTCGTCCCATTGCAGGGCCATGAGCTCGCCCCGGCGCAGACCTGTTGCCAAGTCCAGAAGGAAGACTTCGTAGTAGCCCTCGAACTTCGCCTGAATGAGGAACCTTTGAAGTTCCTCCCGCGTCAGTACCTGCATCTCCCGCGCCTTCTTGGGCGGCAGCTTGCAGCCGATGGCCGGGTTCACACGGATCAGCCCATCCTGCACCGCCTTCTCCAATGTGGAGCGGCAGGTGGCGTGACACATACGCACCATTCGGTCGGACAGCCCTTCTCCGTACTTGTCGGTGAACCGCTTCCGGCCGCTTTTCTTGAGTCGACCGTAGAACTGCTGCAGGTCGTTCTGTGTCAGCTTATTCAGCGGGATGTCCCCAATCTCCGGAATGATATGCAGGCGGATGCGGCTCTCGTAGGTCTCCTGCGTAGTTGGGCGGATCTTAGGCTTGGAGTGATTCTCATACCAGTATGCCAGCCAGTCCCCGAAGGGCATCTCAGACCGCACTTTTTCGGGCTTCAGCCCGCCGCAATCCTCCTTGAGCTTTTGAAGCTTCTCGATGCACTCCTTCTTGGTTTTAGCGAGAACATTTTTCGTCTTGGGATAGCCGTTATCGTCATAGCCGATGACGATGCGCCCCTCCCAACGCCCGTCCTTGCGCTGCCTTACAGTCCCGTCTCCGGCTTTTCGTTTTCTTGCCACGGTTTCAACTCCTTTCCGAAGATATTCTCCATGAAGCCGCCCACGATGTCAGAGGCTGTCTTCTGCATATCTGAGGTGACGTGGGTGTAGGTGTCCAGCGTGAAGGACGCATTGGTGTGGCCCAGAATCCCCGACAGGGTTTTGGCGTCCACGCCGCTGGTGAGGGCGTGGGTTGCGAAGGTATGACGCAGATCATGGAAACGGATGCTGGGGAGTCCTGCCCGCCGGAGCAGCGTCTTCATGTGGAGGTAGGCCGAGCCGGGGTTGACAGGATCCTCCGGCTTCACTGGGTCGGGGAATATCCATTGACTGATGGTATCCGCCCTGCGCCGCCGCAGGATGTCCGCCACCGTCTTCGGCAGGAGGATGGTATGCATTCCCTTTCCCGTTTTTGTCTCGCCGACGGTGTACTCACCCTTCCTCTGGCTGTGGAGGGTGCGGCACACCTTCAGCGTGCCGCCCTCCTCGTCGAAGTCGCTCCATTGCAGACCGCAGATCTCGCCGCGGCGCAGGCCGGTCATCAGCTCCGTCTGGAAGAAGTCTCGCCACACCTCATCCTGCTCCACCACTGTAAGGAAGTCGTCCAGCTCCGCGCGGGTGAGGATACGTTTGGGCTTGTAGTTGGGCTTGGGCGCCGTTGTCCCCTCAGTAGGATTTCTGGGAATGACATGCGCCTGCACTGCGCCTGCACTGCGTCTTTCAGTGCGGCGTGGAGGGTGGAGTGAATGTGGCGAACCATGGAGTCCGAGAGCTGATGATCCATCTCGGGATGCTCGTGGATGCGCCCCTCCGTTTTTAGGCGGCGGTACATCCGCTGGATGTCCTGCTGGGAGAGGAGGGAGATCTGCTTGTCGCCCAGTTGCGGCTTGATGTAGTATTCGATGTAGCGGCGGTAGCCCTCGAGGGTACCGGGGCGCACCGTACCCGCCTTGTACTCCGCGAGCCAGCGATCCAGCCACTGGCCCAGCGTCATGCGGCTATCCTCGGTCAACTCCACATCACGATAACACTCGATGTTCTGGTGCAGCTTGTCCAGCAACGCCTTTTGCGTCTTGGCGTAGACATGGCAGAACAGCGGCTCTCCGTTTTCCTTGTGGCCGATGACAATGCGGCCCTCCCAGCGTCCGTCCTCCCGCTTGCGCACCATGCCGTCGCCGGCCGGTCTTCGTTTTGCCATGTATTTCACTTCCTTTGACTGAGATTTCTTTTTGCAACACAAACAACTACCACACTTTTGCGGAAATAGCTATTGCTTTTCTCAATTCTTTTTCTGCGTTTTGAAGTGCAAATTAGGTGTAAATTGGATCAAAATCGGGGCATGGGGCCGGTAGAGCGTCGGCGGAAACCCTTGAAAACACTGAGGAAACTGGAACTCGGAGCGTTTCACAGGGTACAAACTCCCGAAAGGAGCGTTCCTCTGTCCCCGGTCACAAACCCTTGAAAATGCCCGCACTGCGGGCATTTGTGGGACGGACCGGGGCGTTTACGACCCCGGTCCTTTCTCCTGCTTTTCTTTCGTCGGCGGCAAATCGGTCCGATTTTCGGTCATCCCGCCCGGTCAAGCATCCACGGCGCATCACCCCCTTCCGGGCAGAACACACTGCGGTAGGTACTGATGTCCGGCACCATGCCCTGCTCCAGCATGATCTCACTTTGCAGCAAGCGCACGCACAGCTCCGCATAGACACTTCGCATCCCGTCCCGGCACCGACGGGCAACGGTCTTTTGCTCATCGGTCAGATCACCGTAGTGTTCATCGCAGAGAAACAGGCGAAGCTCCTCTGCGTCGATGGGGTCGGCATGATCCTTGTTCCACACCCACCGAATGTAGCGCACCGTGTCGTGCGTGCGCCGGATGACCATCATCGGGTCATGGTCTACGATAAAGTTTGCAAGCTGCTGCATCATGCGCTTTCCTCCTTTTTGTTCTGCCGATTCAATTCGGCCAGCCGTTTCTCTGCCTTTGCCCGCTCTATGTCACGCTCCGCCCGCAGGAATTGCCGCTGATAGTTCAGCTCCAGCGCTTCCTGAATGGGACGGATGGTGTAGATGAGACTGCCGTTACGCACACGGCCGTCCTTCGTGGTGATGGTGCTGGGTTCGGTGCGGATGAGCCCCTTCTCCTCCAGACCGGCCACATACTTCCGCACGGTGTTCTCGCTCAGATGCACCGCCCGACCGATGGTGCGGTAGCTGGGATGACATTGGTAGGTTCTGCGATCCTCGCAGCGCAGAAGGTAATTGTAGACGGCGATCTCGTGAGAGCTGAGTCCGAGATTAAAGACTTCGTTGGGGACGAGATAGTAGTGTTTGTTCGGGTCCCGCTTAGGCCAACGCCGGAACATCAGGCATCACCTCCTGTCTGCGCATCTACCCACCGGCGGAATTCTTCTTTGGGTACCACGATGCGGCTGCCTATCCGCAGCGCGGGGAAGCCCGTCTCGTGCATGAGCTCATAGGCGCTGGAGATGGACACGCCCAACACCTGCGCCACCGTGTTCGCGTTGAGGAACAGCGGCAGCTGGTCATAGTTGGTGAATGTGGATTCTTGCATCGGATTCCTCCTTTATAATTTTTTGTTGAGAGCTGCAAGCAAAAAGCTCCCACTGAAAAAGTGGGAGCAGTATCCATATTGCAAATTTGGAACCTCATGATAGAATAGAAGCATGAGGAGGTGAGCCGATGCCGTTGGTGAAATACAGGATCTACGAACTGTCCACCAGAGCCGTGATCAGCTACGGAAGGCAGCAGGAGGGTACATACGCCTTCCATCTCAGCGCCGCTGAGACAGAGAGATGCAAATCACTTTCCGTGCCTCACGAGCAGGATGATAACGCGCTGTTCTATCAAATCATGTGCGTGCTGCACGGCGATGCCTTCACCGGAAGACCCGGTGGGCAGCTGGTGACTGACCTCTCGGACATCATTTTCTATATGGACTTCTCCGGCATATTCGACCGGAGCGGTGCCAGAAAGAAATACCGGATCCGGCAGGAAAAAGCGAAGGCCCTGTTCCGTTCCGAGGGCGTGAGCCTTGATTTTGGCTCCGGCCCGCATCGCTATCTTGCCTTTGAGCGTTCGGGCAGCAT